TCTGCGTATGCACCACGACCACCAAAGTCTCTGTTAATAACAGTTGTATTCTGTACTAACTTGTAGTAGTTAGTTGGGTCAATAGCGCAGTAACGATCCTCTTCTGGAAGGTTATTAATATCCATCTGTTCAGCAGCTGAGAATAAAGCAGTTGCTAAGTCTGTACCTGTAACAGCAGCAACCGCAGCAGCTGTGTTGGCTGTACCTGACTTAAGAATCTTTATTCTTGTACCACCTGGAAGATCAGTATTAGGGTTAGTCGATGTTCTTGCAGCCTGTGCAATCATAGCTGCTACGTTCTGATCGAAAGTATATGCTAAAGCATTTCCCATCTGAACTGAGTACTGCGACCTAACATCATAGTGGTTCATAGCTTCATCTACGTCTGCTATAAAAACGTTAGAAACTAATTTGTCGTCAATATTTATGACGGCCTCTGCGTGCTTGATAGCATTACCTGTCAATTGTGTGCCAGGGCTATGATAGCTGGTGCTAGAGAGTCCTACGATGGGAAATTGTGCCGATTTGCCAGAGCTTATAGTTCTGACTGTATGCAAATCCTCAAAGATAGTTGCTTTACGGAAGGCTGAAAGTACCTCTCCTGCAAAGGTTTTAAGAAATAAATCTTTTACACCTGTTCCTGTATTGTTAACAAGACCCAGGCGTGAAGGCGTGAAATTAGCCATTGGTTAGTTACCTAGAATTAATGATTATCCAGACCATTACTTCTGCACAAGGTATCCTTCGCAAAGGGCTTCGCTTCTGTTAGAAGGTCTAGGTTGATCTAACTATAGCGTCTAAAGTATGTTAGA